ATACATACGTTGACCCTGACGGAGATGGTAAATACCAATTAGTTGGGGAGGACGGAGAAACTTTATCTGAGGAGTACTATAATGCAGATGGAACTGCGTATAGCACCTCTTCTGGTGACGGTACTACATATAAAGCCGGTACATACGTTGACCATAACGGAGATGGTATATACCAATACGTTGAGGATGACGGAACTTTATCTGGGAAATATTTTAATGACCAAGGAGCGCCTTACTATGGTGGTTCTGGAGAGTACGTTGACCCTGACGGAGATGGTAAATACCAAAAAGTTGGGGATGACGGAACTTTATCTGAGGAATATTATAAGTCAGATGGAAGTGCGTATACCACTGATGACGGTACTATTACTGGTGATGGTACTCCCGCCATACTTGATCTTAGTCAATACTATCCTGTGGATTATGACCCTGACACTTATGAGGGGTCGTTAACTGATATAACTGTAAATGATGGAACTGGGGAAGACCAAACTATAAAAGTACCCTTAGAGTATATTCCTGATACGTACAGATCTACGTTAGATTACATATTAGCTGACACAAGTGCTACTGCGGTACAAAGATATAATTTCTTAGATACAATGATGAACCCTCCTACCCTTGTTTTTAATGGCCCTAGATTAAATAGTTTTCTTGCTGTTGATGCAGAGGGTAATTATGTAACGCCTATCAACGAAGACATGCAAGCGGTAATTCTTAGTGCTGGAGATGGAATACAAGTACAGAACATTCCTATTGGTGCTTTTTCACAAGACGCTAAAGATATATTAGCTAGAATAGATACTGATTATTCTGATGTAAAAGAAAGAGCAGAGGTTAAATTTCAATATCTCAACTCTGGGAACTCCCCTTTTACAACTAGTGATGGCAGTGGTACTACTGATAATGGTGGTAATACCCAACCTGCTAACGCATTTTCGTTAGATAACTTTAGTAAATACGGGTATGACCCTGACACTTATGAGGGGACGTTAACTGATATATCTGTAAATCGCGGAAATAATAGGGCAAACGAAACTGCAAGGATACCTTTAGATCTTCTTTCTACAGAGTATCAAAATACAATAAATTATTTAATAAACGACGCGGTTGATATAGAAGATGGTTTTACTGCCGACCAACAAAGGTTTAATTTCTTAAACACAATGCTAAACCCTCCTACTCTTGGGTTTAGAGAGAACAGAATATATAGTTTTCTTGCTCAAGATGCAGATGGTAATTATGTAGCGTATGACCCTGATAACCCCGGAGAAATGCAAGCGGTAATTCTTGATAACGGGAGTGGAATGCAAGTACAAAATATTCCTATTGGTGTTTTCTCACAAGAAGCTAAAGATACATTAGCTCAAATAGATGCTGATTATTCTGATGTAAAAGAAAGAGCAGTGGCTAAACTTGCATACCTCAACGACGGTGTCTATAGCTCTCCTAATAATAGTGGTACTACTGGCGGTACTACATATGAAGCCGGTGCATTCGTTGACCCTGACGGAGATGGTAAATACCAAAAAGTTGGGGAGGATGGTGAAACTTTATCTGAGGAATATTACAAGGAAGATGGAACTGCGTATCCCGCTCCCACTACCACTACTACCTCCACTACTGGTGCGGGTAATACCACTACCATTGATCCTGTTACAACAAAGACTGTTATTACAGATCCTTCAGATGAGTTTGCTAATGTTACTGACCGTACTCAAATGCAAACCTTCCCAGATGGTACTGTATACGTGCCCGGTTATGGTATTGGTGACCCTAGCGATCCAGCCGTAAATGAAGCAATAAATGCTTGGATTGAGAGTCAAATAGGAGGCACAAGTTCTATTGGCTTTAAAAATGGGGGGTATTTAGACGGTATTACTGATGGTATGGCAGATAATGTACCTGCTACCATTATTGAGAACAGCCAACCCGCTGCATTAAGTGATGGTGAATTTGTTGTACCTGCGGATGTAGTAAGTCATCTTGGTAATGGTAATTCAGATGCAGGTGCTGAACAGTTGTACAGTATGATGGAAGAAGTACGTAGAGCCAGAACTGGAAGCTCAAAACAAGGAAAAGAAATAAACCCTAACGAATATTTACCTTTAAGAGGTATAGCATAACTATGTCTGAATCTAATATTGCTCCGTACACTCCCCCTGCACCAAGTAATCTTGGGTTTGAATCAAACTTATCAGGGTATGTTGGCCCTTATGTTACTGACATGCTTGGACGGGGCAGAGCCGCAGCATCTCAACCTTATATTCCTTATACAGGCCCATTAACTGCAGGGGCTACAGCTTTACAAGATACAGTTACTACAGGGTTATCTGGTTTAACTGATCCTACTACAGGTATGGGTACATATACGCCCATGTCATTTACAGCAGATCTTGAAACCCCCTATGATGTAACTGATCCGTTGAATGAGGAAAAAACTAGAACTATTGGCACTGTTGCAGAACAGTACATGAACCCCTACCTACAAGCTTCTTTACGCCCTCAGTTAGATGAATTAACACGCCAAGCAACAATACAACGTCTGGGTAACGCTCAGAGGCTAACCGGAGCAGGTGCTTATGGTGGTTCTCGTCAGGCAATTATGGATGCAGAACTTGACCGTAATTTGTTACGTAGTCAAAGTGATGTTCTTGATAAAGGGTATGCCTCTGCTTACGATAAAGGGATAGCGCAATTTAACAGAGAGCAGGATGCTCAAAGAATGGCTCAGGATTTTGCTAACAGGTACGGATTTGATGTATTAAGCGCACAAGCACAAGCAGGTGAAGCCCAAAGAGGTATACTCAGTGAAGGTATAAAAGCTGACTATGGGCAGTTTATCGAAGAAAGAGATTACCCATTAAAATCAACACAATATATGCAATCTTTATTGCAAGAATTACCGCTAGAAGCTCGTCAGACTATGTACTCTGAACCTAGCTCCTTTAGTCAAGGAATGGGTGCAACAGGGGGCATATTAGGACTACTTAAAGATCTAGGATTACTATAATGGCTATGACAAATTATGAAATGGGTGCTATTACTACGCCTCCTTTAAGTACGCAGTTAGATCAGTTAAATACTGCGCTTGCAAACAACCCTAGAAGAGCACAGCAGATGGCTAATGTGCCTAGACCTACGATAGATGCTCTTGTAGCTCAAAGGGTGCTAAATGATACGGCAAAGAAAAAACGTGAGGTAGAAGAAGAGTTATTTGTTAATAGAACAGGTGATCCACAAACCACAGTAAATGATGATCTTAAAATGCGTAATGTTGCGCTGGCAAAAGATTTGACTAATTTAGAAATGGGTAAAGCTGGGCAAGTAGGTGCATTAGCGCAACAACAACAAAGACCTCCCGGTGCAGGTATTGGAAATATACTCCCCGGAAACAGACCTCCTATGGGTAGACCTCCTATGGGTGGCCCTCCTATGGGTAGACCTCCTATGGGTAGACCTCCTATGGGTAGACCTCCTATGGGTAGCCCCACTGGGGGAGTAAACATGTTAGCTGCAAATAATATGAGAGGTATGCCTAGTGGGGGCATCACTCAACGGCCTTCTCCTATGCCCATGCCCACGGCGCGAGCTGCTGGAGGGGGGTTAGTAGCTTTTAACGAAGGTAATCTTGTAGAGGTAGATGCAGAAAAACCTGATAGAAAAGACGTTGCAGACGCACTGCAGGGGAACAGAAATGCGGAGAGCACAGGATTAACAGGAGATAGCGCAGGAGTTGTAGGTTTTCTACAAAGTGCATACGATAGAAGAGAAGCAGCACAAAATGCTGCAAGGCAAAAAGTCTTAGATAAAGTAGCCGCAGATAAAGGTGTTTTTAGTGACGCTGTTATTAACAGGTTACTTGCTTTTGGTGGGACAGAGAATATTGCACAGGGGTTTATAAGATCAGGAGAGGCAGGACAACGGTATAGAAGAGAACAAGAGGCTAGAACGCAAAGAGAATTAGAGCGTATAGACAAGCAAGAATCTGGTTTAGATGCTTTAATTTCACAGGCACTGCTTGGTGCTGGGGAGCTAAAGCAAAAAGAAATACAAACAGCGGCTACAATAGATATATCTATTAAAGAGTTAGAACTTAAAAGAGATCAATATGACGCTAATACAGAGTTTGAAAACAAGAAACTAGATATGTTAATAGATAGACTTGATTTTGACATTGATAATGAAGGAGAAAAAAGAAGACTTGAAGGATTGCGAACTGCCGCAGATACAGCCTATAAAGAAGCAACGGTAGCTGTAAATAAATATAAAGCTGATACGGATCGTGATGAGTTAGCAGTCAGATTGGCAGCGCATAGAAATGATTATATACGTCAAATGACAGCTTTAATGAGCAGCGCACTACCTACTGACCCAACAGAACTAGAAACTAAAATTATTGATTTAGTTGAGGGCTTTTCTATACGACTCAAGAACGACCTAGAAACCATGGGAGTTGGCGGAGAATTTCCACCCCTTGATGAAAGTACGGGTAGAGTAACTAATAAGCTTACTGACGAAGAGATACAAAAAATTGTTGACGAGTACTTAAAGAAAAACCAACCTACTGGTGATGGGAATAAAGGTAGTAGTGCAACTGACAGTACTGAAAGTGGTAATGAAGGTATAGCAGCGTTAAACAGCGGGCCAACTAATTATCAATCAGGGCCACTCCGACCAACGCCAGAAGAAATAAAACGACTGCAGCTTGGACTGCAAGAAGAACCTTCTCCTAACTCAAATCTAGGTATAGCAGCACGATAAAGAGGTACCTATGAGTGCTCAAGAAGAAGACTTAGATACCCCTAAAACTCTAGCTGAACTTGTTGGAGCCGCTTTTGTTGCCCCTATGAAAGCAGAAGCTGCAGAAAAAGCTCGTAGAAGAGAAGCTGAAGTTGGCCCTAGATCAGGTATAGGTGCTGCATTTGCAACGGGTGTAGATAGAGCAGGTTTATATACCGGACAAGGCGGGGAAGCCATAGCATCACTGCTTGATGACTATGAAGCAACTGAAGATTTTGCAGCTTGGTTAGATGCCCTTTCTAAAGAACAAATTGCAGAAGAAACCGCGCAAATTGAAGCCCTGCAACAATATCGAACTTCCCGTGAAGATATAGGTTGGGGCAGTGCAGATGAAATTGCATCAGGTATTTCCTATTACGGAGAAGCTTTTGTAGAACAACTTCCTTTATTAGGCGCAGGAATTGCAGGTACCGTTGGCGCTGCATATGTACTTCCCTTATTAGGAGCAAGCGCAGCCGTAACCGCTGCAGGTGCTGCCACTGCAGGTGCTGCTACTCAAGTTCCGTACTTTTTTGGCTCTAATATAACAAGACAAAAAGAAGAAGGTAGAAGTGTTGAGGAAGTAGAGTACGCGGATGCTGCAGGTGCTGCCGTGCTTCAATCTGTGGCTTCTCAAGCGGCTACTTTAGTTGGATTAAAACTTGTTCCTAAAATTGGAAAAGAAGCTACAGACAATTTAATGAGGAATATTGGTAAAGCCGGGGAAGGGCTATTTACCGTACCAAAATCAAGACTAGGGAGTGCAGCAAAAGGAGCAGGGTTTACTGGGGTAGCAGAAGGACTTACTGAAGCGGGACAGCAAGCTTTAGAAAGATGGCAAGCGGGTTTGTCCTTAACTAGTGATGAGGCTATAGAAGAATACAGAGTTGCTTTGATTGATGGAGCCGTTCTTGGGGGTATATTTGGGGGATCAACAGGTGCGTTAGGTATTGATACTCTCTCTATGGTTGAAAAAGGAGAGACAGCAAAAGCAATAGAACAAAAACTTGGTGGTTTAGATACAAAATTAGCGGGAGAATTAGAAACCGTAGGAGAAGATGCACCTGCTTGGAAATCAGCGCAACTTAGTGGAGAGATACGGTCTGAAGCATATTTTGAAGACGCAGAAGCTCATTACGAGTTAGAAGTTGCTAAGGGTAGGGAACCTGAAGAAGTTAAAGCAGAAATAGCAGCAGAACTAGAAAGAGTTTTGTTGATAGAAGCAGATCGTGGAGCAGCACCAACACCGCTACAAGCTAAAGATGCTTTCAGTTCAATACAAGAAAAAGAACAAGCTGCTGTTGCTAACTTTGTTGGAAGTTTAGGAAGCGCAGAAGTACAAAAAGGTCGCCCTGATCTTGAACCAGAATTAACCCCAATAGAAAAAGTCGATGCTGATCCTGTTAGTGGTGCCCCTGTTGCTGCTGATCCTGTTAGTGGTGCCCCTGTTGTTGCTGCTGATCCTGATGCCGATGCTGGTACTACTAGTACTGTTAACGATATAAATGAGGCGTGGGAAACATATGCACAAGCTACACAAGAAGGTACTCTTCGTGACGTTACTGATGCTACTGATAGTGCTGGCGCTGTAGCACAACAAGACACTGATACCACCGAAGCTCTTTTAAAAGAAGCTGCCGAGGAAGAAGCAAAAACAGGAGTTGTTCCTACAAAATATACATATGAAACGCTAGTTGCTGTTAACGAAGATAGGGATATTCTTAGTGATGCTCAAGTAGCAGAAGCGCGAGTTGTATTAGAGGCAATAGAAAATGTAGAAGCTGACCCTAGAAATGGCGCGGCTCCAATTAGTTTTTTTAATGCTGTAGAAGGGGTAATTAAAAACCCTGAAGATAAAAACATAGCCGCTCAAATTAAAACTCGTTTATCTCAACTTTCACAAGCTGGAGTTTCGTTACCTAACATAGTTGTTGATGATATCCCTGTTTCTAAAGTAGATACTACCAATGAAAATGTAGTTACTGCTGGGCAATATGATTCTGCACAAAATACTATCTACTTAGACCCTATAACAGGTGGATTAGGTAACGAAACAATACTGCATGAATTTGCACATGCCGTCTTAGTGCCCGCAGTAAGTATAGGGCGAAGACAACCTGCAAACTCTCCTTTAAAGAAAACGGTTAGTGAATTAGATGTAATTCAAAATATAATTGAAAAAGAAGTTGGGAAAGAACTTGATCAATATGCTGTTATAAAAAAAGGTAAAAAAGAATATGAAGTTCCAGAAGGAGTAGAGCTACCCCCTGCATTAGAAGATATAGCGCAAGGCAGTAATGTATTTGCTAATGCAGATGAGACTCTAGCGTGGACACTAACTAACCCTAAAGCTAAAGAGTATTTAGAAAGTATTGTTGTGCCTGAAAAATCTCTTGTAAGTAAAGGGGGCAGAATAAAAAACTTATGGGATGCTTTTGTTGATTGGGCAGCTAGACTAATTGGAATTCAACCTAAAGATACAACTGCTTTAGCTAAAGTGTTAGATGTATCAAATCAACTTTTTAAAGCAGATTTAGATACTATCGTTGGGGGAATGGATGCTTTTGTAGAAAGTAGAAAAGGAGTAGCTCCAACGCCTATAAGAATAGGTACTATGAAAGACCTTATGGGTTTTCTTGCAAAGAAAAAAGAAGCCATATTTACGCCAAAAGCAGAAACAAAAGATAAACCAAAAGTTAAACTAGAAGCAAAACCAAAAAAGTTAAAAAAATTAAAAACTACATCAACCGCTGAAAAAGTTGCAAAAGCTAAGGTAGCTAGGAAGGAATACGATAACGCTTCTCAGAAAGCAATGGCAAATACAATTCTTCGTGTTATTGACAAAAATACACAGCAAGAAATGGAAGCCGCTAATGAAGCTCCAGACAGGTTTAGGCCAGATGAAACTACTGTTTCTGAATACTTACCTATCGGAGACATAAACAAAATAAATACTTTGTTAAATAATGAAGAGTCAGCATTATTAGAAGGTAAAAATAAAAACAAAAAAACTCCTGCAAGTGCTGCTTGGAATTATTTTAAAGGGTATAAAAAACCTGAATCTGCGTTAAGAGAATTAGCATGGGGGATAGGTGTCGGTGCAGAAGCCAACCCTGCTTTTTCAAGAGTATCAAAAAAAGTTTTAGCTAGTCCAGAAGAAGGAAAGATAGGAGAGTATTTTCTATCTCCTTGGGAAGAAGCCTTCTTCACTGACACAGGAGGAGAGAACACCATACTCTTTCTTGATTGGGCAGAAAATAATCTTTCTAAAACAGCCTTAGTTAAATTAAAACAATCAACTGAAATATTTAAACGCAGAAATGACAGGATAACTAGTTTACCCAGTGCGACAAACAAAATTCAAACTGACAAAAAAGATCCTTTTGATCCTTCTTTTGCTTCTGAAGTTAGAACAATAGACCCAGAAAGTTCTGAAGGAGCGTACATTGCTACATATATTGATTGGGATAAACGCCAAAGAACAATAGATACTGAAGCGGCACGTAAATTTACTACTAAAAAGCGAAGAACAGCGGAAAGAAAAGCAATACAAACGTCTCTTAAAGGCGCAAAAATTAAAAGAAATATAAACCTTAATTCTCTTGAAAAAGAAGAAATTAGCATTCAAAAAGATGCGCTAGAGCAAGGAAATATAACTCAGAAGGAGTATGACACTAAAGTAAAAAACCTAAAAGAAGAGTACGATGCTGCAAGACAGATAGATAAACTTCAAGATGTTGAGGCTACTCTTGAAGCAGAACTAATTAATATTTTAGCAGGGCTGGATAATTCCTTACCACTTACTATAGAAGCTGCTAAAGAGCTAGATATGCTAGTAGATCCTAAACTAGTAGCTGCATTAGAAGCGCGTAAGAAAAAAGATACTGGTGCAACGGTAGCGTTACAGTACATATTCAGTACAACTAGTGATAAGAACATTAAGCGTGTAGTACGAGCTTTCCATGCTCAAATAGTTAAAAACCCAGTTAAAATAGTACTAACAGATAAACCACTACTCGATGCTGATGGAATTGCTGTAGCTAGTAAGTACGATCACGGCACCAAAACAATAACGATCAATAAAGAGTATTTGAACACTCGTGCGTTATTGCACGAATTGGCCCACGCTGTAACCTTTGAAACTATTAAAGGGGACAAGAAAAACAAAATACCCGCTGTAAAAGATCTTAATAATCTCTACGAAAATGTTAAAGATATTATTGGGGATGTATATGGCACCTTCAATCTTGAAGAATTTGTGGCAGAAGCTTTTAGTAATGTTGAATTCAGGCGCAGATTGGCGGGTATAAACCCTGAAGGAAAGCCAGTAAACGCGCTTCAAAAATTTACTACTGTGATACGTAGGCTTCTTAATAGCGTTCTTAGGTTCCTAAACATAGCAGACCCTAAACCCATAACTGCTACAGCTTTAGATCAAGTAGACCAAATACTTAATGGTATCGTCCCTCCTGTTACAGATATTGATTCTGCTCTTAGCGGGGCTACTGCAGCAAACGTAGTAGAGAGAGTAATGTCATTAGTAGCGGAGTCTTCCGCAGATCACGCAGAGATAGCTAGAGAACCAAAAGCTACTAATCTTTTATATCGTCAGTTAGTGAACTCTTCTGCCCATGTCCAACGAATGTTTTCTCTTTTTGCGTCAAATCAAACTTTTGCTGATATGGCAAACAGAGTTGGTTTAAAAGATATGTTAGATATAGATAAACTATTGATGCGAACTAAAGGTGCAACAGACAAAGTAGCTAGAGAAATAGAGGTTATTGTTACTGCGTATGATAAATGGGCGACTAAAGCTGGGGTAGAAGGAGTTCAAGCCTTTAACGATGCAATTTACCATAAGGACTTTGGGGCTACTATCGAACAAGTAGATATCTCTTTAACTAAAGCTGAAGCTATAAAAAAATACGGTAAAAATTCTGATAAATTTGGTATATGGGAACAACAACGTCCTACGTGGAATAAGTTACGCACCATAGTTGTAGATGGTAAAAACGGACACGATATATATAAAATGTTTAATGGGTACTACGCACGTAAGTACTTAGAGTTACGTGACTTACTTACAGGACGTGTGACTGATTTAATTAAAGAAGCAAATAAAGGTAAGCCTAAAGCAAGTATTCAAAAAGACCTTGATAAGATAAAGAAAGATATTCTTGCTCCTTTGTTTGAAAAACAACCTTTGGAAGTATATTTCCCCCTTGTTAGGAATGGAACTTATGCAGTGGGGTTTTCTGTGTATTCTGAAGCTGTTGATCCAGATACCGGGTTTATTCCTCCTAGACAACAATTTACATATGAACTTTATCGCACTTTTGATGAAGCCCAACAACGTATAGATTCGCTTCGGGAAGCAGTTACAAAAGTAGAAAACAAAAAGAAAAAGAAAGAAACACTTACCCAACAAGAAAGGTGGCTTGAAGCTGTAGATCTTAGCACCCTTAATACAACCCCTGAAGATATAAATGTAAAAAGAGAAAGCCTAAATGATCTCCGGGTTAACCAAGAAGTAACTCAAAAAGTATTTACCCTAATTAAAGGAGCAGACGAAGAAACAAAACAACAAGTAACTGATATGTTTATTAATTTGTTGCCTGAATACTCATTCGCTAAACAATTACAAACACGAAAAGTTACTCCGGGGTTTATAGATAACTCGTTGTTTGCACTTCAAACCAAAGGGAGATCTCTAGGTATTCAATTAGAGCGACTAAAAATAGGCCCAGACGCAGATAAACTTAGGAACAGAATAAAAAATGCTGTAGCTCCGAAAGGTGTAACTGAATTTGAAGATAGGTTGTTTAAATCTGTTAAGCAAATAGCAGAACAAAAAGTACAAGATCTTATGTCCCCGCCTGATGTTAGTGAGATGGATAAATGGGCAAGTAGAGCAAACGCTTTCGCTTTCCTTATGACTATAGGATTTAATATATCTTCCGCTGCGGTTAACTTGTCGCAAATACCATTAGTAATACAAAATAGGCTTGCAGGGCTTTATGGGTTGGCCCCTTCTATAGCAGCTATGCGGCTTGCTTTTAGGTATATGACTATCTCTGATGGGGGATTTAGTGTTGGTGTAGAAAATTATTACGACTATAACGCCAAGACTGATACTTTTAGTATTAAAACAACTGCCCCCCGTGCGTACAAAAAAGATTTAGAAAAACTAAACCCTTTAGTAAATATACTGCGTAGAAAAAATTTGTTTGCAGTAAGTGCTATAGATCAACAGTTTACTCAAGCGCAAAAAAACGAAGTACCTTTTAGACAAGCTAATGACTTTGATGTTGAATTTGAAAAAGACGGTAGCGTAAAAAACAAAACATACGATAATGTAAAGAACTATATGAGTAAGACCGTAGCTCTTTCAGGCGTATTTTTTTCAGGGGCAGAAAAAATATCAAGACAGGCAACACTCATAGCTACATATCTGTTAGAAATAGATAAAATACAAAAAACTAAAAACACATTGTCAAATCAAGATTATGAAAATGCCGTTGATGAAGCTGTTTATATTATGCAAGAAACAAACGGAGCGTCCTTCAGAGAATCTGCACCGCCTATAACCCGAAAAGCTTGGGCGGCTATGGCAATGATGTATAAGACCTTCGGTATGCAGATGTACTATCTGCAAGTTAAACAATTATTTACTGTACTAGATAATACATTTAAGTCTAGGAAAGGAGCTACTCAAGCAGAAGTAGATGAAATGAGGAGACAAAGGAAGGCAGCTACTACCTTTTTTGTAGGGAATATGGCTGTAGGGTTGTACTTATCTGGAGTCTCAGGACACGTTCTCTACGGGGCTGTTCAAATGTGGTATGACCTCTACCAACGTCTTTTCAGGGACGAAGAAGATGAAGATTATAAAGACTTTAATCGGATTGTAAGGGAAGCCTTACATAATCTAGGGGCTGGGGATAGCCTATTCAGGGGGTACCTTGCGGATGTTACGGGGTTTAACGCGGGAGATCGCATGCGTTTAAGTGGGCTTCTTTTCCAAGAAGATAAGTTTAAAAGAGATTTAAGTTTTGAAGAAGAAGCTTTTCATTATTTAGGTGGCCCTGCTTGGAGTTCTGCTATGAAGCTACCTAGAGCGGTCACTACATTTAGACAAGGTAATATGTTGCGGGCGGTAGAAGAGGCACTGCCGACAGGGTTCGCTAATTTTATAAAAGCAACAACTCGCTATGCTCCAGAAGGGGCAAGAACAAAAGATAATATGGTTATACTAGATGACTTTACTACTGGAGAAATAGCAGGACAAGCATTTGGTTTTGCCCCTATGCGTCTTGTAAAAAGACAAGAACTTATAGCAGAAAGAAAGTTCGTAGAAAGAAGAATATCAAAAGAAAAAACGGATTTGTTAAATGCTTACTCCCGTGCTTATTTCCAAGGAGATGCGGAGGTACTACAGAAAGTCCGTGAAAAAATGGTTGCATTCAATAAACGGCACGAGAAACTATTCCCAGAAGTTGTTATAAGAGAGCGTACTTTACAAAATAGCATCAAAGCTAGAAAAAGAACACGTAAAGATCGTACTCATAATGGGGTAAGGTTTTCACCCTTTATGAAAGAGTACATTGACGCTCAAGAAAAGATAGAAGAAAAACTTTTATACCCCTCTAAATAAAAACCCCCCTATGAAAGGGGGGTAAAAGGGAGTGCATATTTTGGAGAATAGCACGACAGATGTACTGTCCCGCGTATACTATCACAAGGTTCTCCACACACGTAACCCTAAACATCCGTCTTCTATACATATTTTGCTTAAAAACCCCCAATTTCGCTCGATAAACACGTTCTTTACCTGTTTTTTAGCTTCTTCGGTGTTAATGCAGGGTATAAAAATAGAAGTACTTACGTCCATTGCACCCCACTCAACAACTATCTTTACCCCATCAGGGGCAAGATCATAAGTCCGTAGTATCTCCAAGTTCTTCATTGTCATCTATCGCAAACTTCATAACTAATACATCAGCAGAGGGTAAGTTCAAACTAGTACCTTTACCTAACCTGACCTTAGCTCGCCTACCCTCACAATGCTCTGTAATCTGTTTCAGTAAGTGCGAGTAATTTATCTGTAGCTCCCCGCACCAACTCTTTAATATCTTAGGCACGACATAGAACAGTTGAGTATCTGTCTCATATCTGGCTACTAATTTCCCCCTAGCAAACGCTTCAGGGATAACCAAAGCGTCTAACCCGTTGTTTTGAATTTTACTACGATTATCTTGGGTGCTTTTGATCTGTAATATGTTGCTTATATGCTCGATAAAAAAGTTATTCATAGTATCAAATACAGAGACATTGCTAGTCTCAGTGTTCCGTTTATTCTGTGGTAGCAATACTTCAATCACCCACTTAAATATGTTCTTAGTGTTAAAAGATATTAGCCCCAGACGCTTTGCAATTATAAGCCCTACCATAGTTGCTGATATATGTGCTGACCAAAAACGATTTTCCTGCTCTAACTTTCCTACTCTGTCTACACGACTTTTCATTTCCTTAGTCATGGCTCTTATTTCCTCTAGGTTGTTCATAACGTACTGCACAAAAATAATACCCGCAGTACCAAATTGTTCTGCTTTAACACCTTCTTCAAAAGCATAAGCATCGTCTATAGATCCAAGTAGGTGCTTAACATTTGGCACATAGCACTCCAATACTCTTTGTGCTTCTGCTTTGGGCATAGCTTTCGCCATGCTAACGCGCTCTATGATACTGGAGTTACCTGTAGTTAGTGCTAGGTTACTCCAAGGGTTACCCCTAAACCTTTCTACATTGCCACTGGAAGTTAAACGGTTGCGTTGTTTCCCAGAAGAAAATTGATAGAGTAAGTCTGACCCCTCTTTGGGGCTTATGTTTGTTATCTCATCTATTACTAAAGGTAAACTGTGATACAACTCTCCCCGATTCATTTTACTGTGATGGGTGTCATCTTTATCGAGGATTAGTCTTTGTGGGTTCCCCCATATCCCTAGCTGTGCAATAGCTGCTGTTGTCTTCGCTACACCAGAATCCAAATTATGTAAATGTAAAGCCGCACAGTTAGCATTGAAGAACTGCATTAACACAGACCCAAATCCTGCACCAAGTACATACTGGTAAAGTTCTAAACCTTCTTTGTCCCAGAAAGAGATTAATTCTTTCCACCCCTCTAAGGTACCTTTAGGTTCAAATGCGTCGAACAATCCCATAGTTTGATTAGATGGAGGGTTGAATTCAATACTATCAGAGAGTACTTTCTGGTTCCCTAATATGAATGCGTCCATCTTCTCGTCAGTCCAACCGAACTGTCTATGAGCATCCTTAGCTACCGTGTTAGCTTGCAGTTCATTTATCCATGTCGTTGTGTAAGTCATTAGCTCATCCATCTTTGTTACAGCTACCCCCTGTGCGGATAGCATCTTACGAAATTCTTCCCGTGATGTAACAGCGGTAAGAGGTAGTGTGAATTCTCTAATCCCATCCTGCGGTAAATGTAGACGCATCACCACAGACTCTCCAAACTCAGGATCAACTACTCGTTGTACAACATATATATCATTGTGGTATATACATTTTTCATCAATATCCCCATCTGTGTTTGATAGTCTAATATATACTCCCCCATTTGCCCCCCTAAAATAAGGATGGGGATATGTAGGTATATCCTTTTCTTTCTTTTGAGAACTGGTATCTGCTTCTTTATATCTGTTCCCCAATACAATAGGAGATTTTACCTTCCCCCAATTAGGGCAGTCAGGACAGATATCTGGGTTAAGCTCGTCAAACTTTGCACAGGTGTATGGCCCTTTTATAGGCCCAAACTTTCTGCTCGTTTCCTCTTCGCTATACTGAGGATGGCGTTTTGAAAGTGTACGAGAGGCTTTCTTTCCATCAACACAAAACCGTGCAATAGACAGCCCTGCTCTCCACATAGGTTCACTAGTATTTTCCTGATCCTTGAGAATCAGCTCTAACTGTTTACACCCCCGTCCTTCCTTTGTCTTATTTATTATATCTACAAAAGACGCTTCCCTGTTCCCTAGTAACGCATCCATAACAGCATTACTACCAGTAGGTGCAGCCTTGGTAGGGGGTGGTACAGTATCTACCCCTAAAAGTTTTGCAAAGTCATCAAAGTCTATGGGTTTAAGCCCATTATCTCCCAGTCTAAATACTTTACTTGGGGGATCAGTCTTATAATTGTGCGTATCAGGTACACGTAAGACCCTTGCAGTATCTGAAGTAACGGCTGGGTCTGCATGCAAATTGTGTTTAGCACATAAAGATTTAAATCTCTCTGCTACGGGTATCCAATCATCAGGGTGTATGTTATCTGATAAAGCCCAGTAGGCATGTATACCTCTTCCAGAATCTATACATATAGGTCTGGCTAACCCAAGAGTTTTACAAAAGTGTATTAAAGCGTTTAAAGCTTCTTTCTTTGTGGCGTAATCCTTACTAGGCCCACAATCAAGATCAAAAAAGAAACTACGTAGATACTGGACGTTATCTGCTTTTCTTGAACCTTTTTCTTTAAAAGTTGCTAACCCAAAATAAACATCAAACCCTATCTCGTCTAAATTTTTTCCTTCTTCTATAAGTACATCTACATCATCGTAAAATCTTTGAATCCGTTTAGAGGTAGTTGAGTTCGCTGCGAAAAGACAGTAGTGCCCTGCGTCTCCTAATACCGCACGTAAAAAAGTATTGGTATCCATTGTCTATCCAAAAGAATGCCACGGCGGGGGATGGCTGCAGGAGTAGAAGAATATAAACTGCCATCCTTTTTCGGTGGTTAAGCCTAGCCGTGGCAAAAGCTCATTAAGATAACTTAATCGTCATCACCCCATTCGTCAATAATTGCGTCTAAATCGTCGCCATCATCCTTTTTTGGGGGAGCTTTCTTTTTCTTCACTACTTTCTTTGGTTCTTCTGGTTCTTCATCCCAGATTTGGTCAGTACCATCATCCTTGGGGGTTTCTTTCTCTTCCACTACTTCCTCGGTAAAAGGATTGTCAGCTTCAACAGTGAAACCGTCTTCTACCTCAAATGGGCTAGTGACACTACTTTCAGCTAATTTAATAACCTGTATCGCATTTAAACGTAGTGTTACACCTGCCATCTTAGTAGCCTTCATAAAATACGGCACCAATACTACAGCTACGTTAATAATACTGCCTGTCGTTAGCTTAAACTCGTCTGGCAATATCTCGTTTGCTGCAGAAAACTGTCGCGGCTTACGAGTGGCTTCCTTGTTATACGCAGCCTTGATCTTCACTTTCACATCGAAGATAGCATCCTTATCTTTAATGGTACCTTCCAATATTTTGAAGTTATCCTTAAAGTCAGGCCAATCTTTAGCCTTCTTCTCGTTGTACACTTCTACCATCGCCTTACGCAATGGTACGATATCAGCGTAAGCAATTTTAAGATTAACCGTGTATTCAGCACCGTCATCAGTTGCAACACATGGAACACTTCTGTTCTCCGTGTTGTCAAATTTGTAAGGGCGATCAAGTTTTGGGTAGAGTGCTTCCACCCCTTTAATATTATATTTCATGCCATTCTCCAAAGTCAGGCGTTTAAGGTAAACCCCTCTGTCTCTTCAAAAGGGGAACTGTTGGTTTCTTCGAGTCGAGAAAAATCTAGCGTAATAGCTGCTAACGTATCAGGATGTTCAACCATAGACTGACTTAACTCTAACTCTGTTTCTTCTAGTGGACGCAGAGGTGCAAAAAATAGTTTAGGCACCGCACTACTCCCATCAAAGTACATTTTAGTAAACACTGTCATTGACGGTGTACTGTGTTGCTGTAAAAAACGTGCGTACTCCTGTAACGGCATATGCCCGTCTTTAGCCCTGCCAAAAATACTATTAGCAGGTATGTGTAGTTGGTACACATTAGGATCATCTTTTAATAGCACAGCCAACTTCTGTGAGTACTTACAAGCCCTACCACCACCAGATGCAGATCCGCGTATGTCATGTTTGCAGTCCATACATCTAACTGCTTGTTTTTCAAAGACTTGTGAATCAGGTTGTCTAGTGTCGGATGACCAACACACAGGGGCTTGCATTGCATTCGGATCAAACTCATTAGCGTAGTAGATCCTTTGAACAGGTGCCGCATTAACAATAATAATTTCAAGTTGGGTTTCAAATTCATCGGAACCTGTATTGAACGTATTGTTGCGAATGCTGATCCTGTGCATTAGTAGTCATCATCCAGATTAAAGGGTAACTCCCCTTGTTTCTGATCTGCAGGATCTTCTTGCCGCAAAGCTTTCTCGATATCTTCAAGAACAAAACGATAGGTGTTACCCGCTTTGATATAAGTGTTTCGCGGAATGTGATCTTTGCGAATCCAACTCCGCACCGTGCTAACACTAACCGCGAACCGATCAGCTACAGCTTCTATAGGTACATATTCCTGACTACTCATATTATCCTCGTGGTTTCTGAATGGTTATTGTGTAAGTGGCATCCGACTGTAGGCCAACAGGAATAAGTTGTTCGTTTCCCTCTTCCGCAAGAAATTCCTCAAGGTTCTTCTGAGCAATTCGCTTCTGCAGTATTTCGGGAATCTCATGTTCGAGAACAAATTTATGAAATGCTTCCCAATCACTACACCAATAGTTCACTTTCCGCTTGCGGTAGAAAGTACCCTCAGTAGTCTTGACTGAGTTAACATCATTCTCATTGCAGTGAGTTAACAGATAGCTCTGGATCTTATCTTGTTGTTCAACAAGAGCCTTATCCTGAACATCAAATTCTGCTTTTAATTCACTGCGCTTATCCCGCAGGTTGCGGAACGCCTTCACAAGCTTTGGCAAGCTCATCTTACTACTCATCTTTTTCTCCATCGCACCAGCAAATACTGGGATCTCGACTATAGTGGGTGTTTATACCCTAGTCAAGCAAATCTTGATATAAATCTATAATTTTTGTGTGAATGTTTATTCTGTTATCTAGCAGTGAGTAAATACGCTTTTCTACAGCAGAACTTTGTAACTGCACAACTGTACATTTATGATCTTGGCCCGACCTATGTACCCGCGCATTCGCCTGTGCGTAGGTTTCTAGGCTACTTGTCGGCCCCCACCACACTACTGTGTTAGCAGCGGTCAGCGTCACTCCATGAGCAGCAGCTTGCGGCTGAATGACTAGTACTTTTGGGTCAGGCATTGTTTGAAATTGTTTGAAGATCGCGGTGCGCTTCGGTGCAGATACATCCCCACGAATGATGTCTGTGGTGATACCGTCTTTTTCTAGCTTGTCTACTAGTAGATCAATTGCATGCCTAAAAGGTACAAATATAAGAACTTTTTTACTAGACTCATCTATAACTTCTTTCAGTACCTTGTACCTGTGTTTGATATCAAACTCTAAAGCTTCACCATCATCCGTGTACACCGCGCCACAAGATATCTGCAACAACTTATTCATATTGACAGCAGCATTGGGTGCAGTAATTTGTTCCCCCGCAGCTTCCATAATCATTTTATCTTTGAGTTGTTGGTAATACTTTTTCTGTTGCCGTGACATTTCAACTTCGCGTTTTGTGTAGACCATTTCAGGCAAGTCTAAACACTCTTCTTTGGTGTAACGAATCGCAGGTTGTAACGCATTAAAAACTGTACCAACAGCAGAATCTTTTGGTATCCATTTGAACTGTGTAAGTTTGACCATCACCTGATCGCGAAACGCACTGAAGAATCTAGGGACTGCACTGGGGTTTATTAGTTTCGCTAGTCCATACGCATCAAGAGGAGACTGCGCTGCTGGAGTGCCTGTCATCATCCACAACCACATATTTGGCGTAAGTAGTTTATTTAGTACCTTCCAACGCCTAGTCTGCGCGTTCTTATAATGTGTAGCTTCGTCAGCGATGATGAGGTCAAAGCCACCATTAGCTATCTCATCGGCAACAATCTCAACGCCATCGTAGTTAATAACTACATACTCCGCACCTTGATTGATAATCTTTTTACGTTTTTCAGCAGCGCCGTAAGCCACATCTACTGTGCGGTGCATAGCAAATTTGAATAGGTCTGCTCTCCATGCACTATCCATAATAGATAACGGGCATATCACCAGCACACGATTGATCTTACCTTCTCGCAATAAATAGTCACTAGCCCATATAGCACTAGCAGTCTTGCCCGTGCCTTGCTCGTTGAAGCAAAAGCTACGTTTGTTCAGCGTAAGGAATGCAGCGGTGTCTTTCTGATGTTCAAACGGTTTGTACTGCCCTGTCCATTCGTAATGAGATTCAATGGGAGAAGGTACTTTTATATTAAGGTTTTTTAGTACATGCGCTTCGTCTAACCCCCAGTTAACAAGAACTCTATTATCAACAAGTCGTTTGCTTTTAGGGATAATGTTTGTAACTTTTTCAGGGTCACGTAATTTAAGCAGTACAGCTTTATCTTTTACGATTTGCATAGTTATTCTACGTTTATAGTTCTTTAAATTTATTCATAGGTATGTACATACATTCTTCTATATCTTGCGCGTCTCCTCGATCATAACGCCCACCCAAATCACGTTTGAAACCTTCAACAAGTTTGGTCATAAAAATACCATCAGTAAATTTAACGATTAAAAACGGGATAAGCCCCCGTTCTTTTGCTGTAGTTATAATGGCATCAACTTTAGCCGCACTAATCATATAAGTAGCGTAGGTACTACTTGCGTTAGTGCGTACTTTTATTTCTACTAAAGCTTTTGGGCGACCATGAGTTAATAATATCCCGTCGTAAGAAGATAACCCCACTGAAGGCGAGTACCCCCCTCCGTATTTCTCTGTTATATATCCTGCAACTACTGCTTCATTATATTTATCTTGTTCTGTCTCGTAGACGGGGCGCATTATTTCTTATTCTTCTTCTTTTTCTTGTAATTTCTTGAGCGGTTCTTCGCCTTGCTCTCGATGCGAACTCCGTCGCTATTCTTGCCACCCTTACTCAAAGCTTTCTTGTGGCTAATGTCTTTACCTTCTCGCTTGTCAGCTTTACCGTTTTTGTTTTTGTCAGGGCTAGTCGCATCCATCTTACGCCTAGCCTTTTGGCGCTCCATGCGATTACCATGTTCGCCTCTGGCTTTCTGCTGTTGGTACTCTTTCTTATAAGGTCTTTTCTTTTTTGTGTAAGGCATCAATTTCTCCCGTTATGTACACATTCTGTAACTGGACAATGGGCACGACACAGCCCACTTGGATTAGCGTTCCAAACCTCGTTCTCCATAGCACTCGTCATGCGAGTGTAAGTACCCATCCATTTATCCCACAACAATGTTTGATCTCTCCGTGAGTACTTATCCTTAATAAATTGATTACAGACCACGAACAACAACCCCGCTTTAACTTCCTGTACTACAGGGAAGTGCGCGAATATGGCAAGTGCCATTAGTTCTAGTTGTCCCTTATCTGCGTATCGTGCAGACTTACCCGACTTGTAGTCAATCACACTTGCACGGTGGTTCTCTGTGTCAAGTATCACTAGATCAGCAATGCCGCGCCACCACACGTTATCAGCAAAAAACCCACAAGGTTCTAGCTTGTCTGTAAGCCCCATCTTAAACTCACATAACTTCTCGCCTTTAAGAACAGCGAGGGCATCAAGCGTACTTTGCAGGTAGCCGAAGCCTTCAGGTAACGGCTCTTTATCACGTATGTACTTCTCTGCTGCTTCGTGCATCAACGACCCGTAGCGCATTGCTTCAGTCTCTACCTCTGGGTGTTCTTTCAAAATCTTTACGTGGTAGAACTGTTTGGGGCACGTTTCAAACGCCTTGGCTTTACTGAACGACCAAGGGGCAATACTACTCACATTCTCCATAATTACTCCCTACACCTGACTCACAATCAATGGGCAGTCCATCCGCCCAATCAGGTGTCCACCGCATACATTTTTCAATGTACGACTGTGCCTCCGAAACACTCTCTTCGGGTACACAGCATACAACGGAGTCGTGAACGGTAAGCACGATCCGATATTGTTTCGCTATTTTTAACATCTGTTCCCCGATGATGCAACGTGCTATAGCTTGGCAAACATTCTCGATAACTTTCCCCCCATATATCTTAGTGCGCCCTCTTCTCGTCTTGTAAGTGAACTGTACCCCCCGATCATCCTGTTCCGCTTCTAAGTCGTTATAGCGTAAGTACATATTAGAAGGTAACTTAACGCCCACCTCGTCCGGGGACACAAAAAGAACCCCATTTAACCCTAGTGCTGAGCTATCCCCCCTTGACAGATTAATCAGCATGTTCTGAGCTTCACGCCACAGGTGCGATATCTTCCAGTTGCTGTCCCTATATATCTGTATAACGCGCCTAGCCTCGTCTAGCTCCATGTCGAACCCAAAAGATTTCAACTGATCTTGGAACCGTACAGCCCCCATGCCATATCCTGCACCCAAGATAGTGGTCTTGCCCACAAACCTCTGGTCTTTACTTATGTCTGCCTCATCAACATTGTATATACGAGAAGCCATCTTCCTATACACATCCTCGCCATTGGCGAATGCTTCAGTAAGATCGTCCTGACCCGCCAACCAAGCAAGCACCCTTGCCTCGATCTGAGCAGAGTCTGCATCAATCAGCTTATAGCCATCAGGAGCAATGATACTGTTCTTGAGCTTCTTGCCATTTGGCCCACGACTAGGCAGGTTCTGCATGTTGATCTTGTCGGAGCCGCCCCATCTACCTGTGTGCGCGGCATAGTATTTGACAGGAACAGGTAGGGTGCCTCGCTTGGCAATGTCAATAAATCGCTGAGTACGTGTTTCTTCCAATGTGCTTTTGTTGCCAAGCCTCGCCGCTACAAGACTCTGCACACGTACATCTTCATGTTCTGCCAAGGCTTTGAAACCCTCATCGTTCTTCGCGAGGGCCAATGTTTCCTTGCCTGTAGTAGGACTTATCTTCATGGGAGGAACTACACCAAGCCCAGTAAGTACTTGTGCGAACTTAGGGTTACTCATCAACTCTTCCTTGGTAACTCCTGCGTCCTCCAGCAATCGGTCTTTGCGTTCCTTTGTATCTAACAGATGTTCTTCCAGAAGGCCCAGATCTAACTCCAGTACAGGATCAATAAACATCCTTAATGTTAAATCTATTATTTTTAATTCCTGCTTGGGAAACCTTTTCATCATTTTGGCGAACAGACTATAGGTAAGCTCTACATCATTTATACAGTAATCCCCATAGCGGCTAAGTTCTGTGTCTGAGAAGTCCTTTCGTCGCATACCTTTTGCAGCGAGTACTTCTGTGCCTTTAACCCCTACACCGTATCGCTCTGCCACTGCCTTTAAGGATTGTCCAACATCCACGCCATGTAGTGCGCGTGACATGCACATCGTATCTGCCCAGACTTTAGGCTTTACGCCGAATCTCCAGTTCAGTATTGCGCCATCGAACATGGTGTTGTGGGCAAGCACCATGCTGTCTTGCCAGTTGAAGTCGTTGAGGTAATCCCGCATAGCCTCTTCGGAACCACTCGCCCATTCCGTAGACCCGTTGTTAATTTTTACCGCTAC